GCTGTGAACAACGCCGTCAACAATCAGCTTTATCAGTTGGCCGATGAGGCGTTGAACGACCCGACCATGGATGATGATGCGCGTGTCGAGCTTGCCAAGGATCTGAAGCTCAAGGCTGAAATTAGCTATGATGCTAATAAACAGAACTCTGGGCTTATCGCTGAAATATTCGACGATGTAACTGATCACAACAATAAGTTCATGCTCGACAAGCTGACGGCTATTGAGAATGGCTGGAAGCCAACCGAGAACGGTTGGAGTCTCGGCGGCATGGAACTATCCGACGACGCTTTCTATGGGCAAATGAACGGCCAATACACGGGAGAGATGGCTGAGTTTGGGCGCGACTATACTGGCGGTTCTGGCGCCTCGTCAGGGCCGTCTCAATCTTTGCTCGATGGAATTACTGCGGCTGCAAAATCTGGTGAGCTTTACGAGTTCTACCGAGACAATCCGGGCAGTTATGATGCTATTAAAAACGAAGCTCGAATTGCGCTTGATGACATCAACACGCAAGTCAATGAGACGGGCGAGTTTAAGGTTAACTATCAAATTGCCGAACTTGCGAAGATTGGCGGTTTAGATTTGCAAATGAGCAATGTCATCAACGCTGGCGTCGCTACCGATGTAAGCGGCAATGTTGTTGATCCCATGGGCAACATCGCGCAGCCAGGTGGTGGCACAGTTGATACAGGCCAGACTTCATCTGAAGCTTCTGTTTCGGGCGGAGATAGCAAGACAGCCGGGACTAGTGAGCTTCAGCTTCCTGTTCCAAAAACAAGTAGCAATGCTGACGTTTATGATGCGGCGCTTAAATCTGCCAAGATGGGTATGCTTGACTCGTTCATTAAACAAAACCCGTCAATGTATTCGCCGGCCTTTGATAAAGTTATGCCCGGTCTTCGTTCTGAAAACTCAAAGTCGTTGCAGGCTTTTGGTAAAATGGACTTTTCCCTCACTGGCGAAGGACGGTTTGCCAAAAACGCTTATGACGTTGCCTATCAATATGCCGAGCAAGGAAAGCTGAACCAAGCGGCTATTGATAATCCCGGCATATTTCAGTACATATCCAATCTTGATATTGAAGAATTGAAGTCTGTTGATCAGTCAGCCGTTGATAAGGCAGCTCCCAAGGTTGCTGACGTCATCAATGATTTGAAATCTGATGGAGTAGAGTTGGTAGATAAGTCTACTGGAGCATCAGTAGATGCTGGCAAACCCAATGCTCAACTTGGCCCTGCTGGTGCTTATACCGAAAGCCAACTTGCAGCGATGGGGCTTGATAAGGTTCTGATCAATGATGTGCTAAGCGGAAACATTTCGCTTCAAGCAGCGCTTGATCTTGGAAAAGAAATTTCCGAAAAAGGCGCGCTTGTTGTTAACAAAGGCAATCAAGCAAATGTTGACTCAACTGTTCTTTCTCCGGTTACAGGAATGCCGGTTGTTACGCCCATTGATGTTGTAAGCGCTCCAACTAATATCACTCAAGTAGTTGATGACCTCAATAAGAAAAACGTTGTAACTGAAACAAAACCTGTTACAGAAACAGCTAAAGCCGATCCAAACTACGCAACGGCTCTTGAGTTTGCTAAGCAGGGTCGCCTGGTTGAACTTTATGGCAGGCCAGATATTTTTGTTAACTTAACGGCATCTCAAAAAGATGAACTACGCGGTATTGATGAAAAGGTGCAGAACGACGCAGAAGCTAAAGCCATAGCCGACGCAAAAGCTGAAGCTGCGGCTAAGGCTCAGGCGAATGCTGAAGCTGCCGCTCTGGCCGCTAAGACTGTACAGGAAGCAGAAGCGGCGGCAAGGGCTAAGGTTCTTGCTGATATGCAAGCAAAAGATGCTGCCGAAGCGCAAGCGAAAGTTCAGGCAGAAGCCAAGGCAAGGGCAGACGCAGAAGCCAAGGCAAAGGCAGACGAACAGACCAAGGCTATAGCTGATGCAAAAGCTAAGGCTGATGCGGCTACGGCTGCACAAGCGGAAGTTCAAGCAAAAGCTGAGGCCGCTGCAAAAGCGCAAGCGGATGCTGAGGCTGCGGCGAAGGCTGCAAGAACTGAGGAAGAAGCTAAAGCCGCTGCACAGGCGAAGGTTTTAGCTGACTTGCAAGCTAGGCAGGTTGAAGAAGCGGCGCAGGCAGCGGCAGAGCAACAGGCTGCCATTGAGAGGGCAGATGCAGAAGCCAAGGCAAAGGCTGAAGCTGATGCAAAGGCGAAAGCTGACGCAGAGGCCAAGGCAAAAACAGATGCGGAAGCCAAGGCCATAGCAGACGCGCAGGTCAAGGCTGAAGCTGCGGCTAAGGCGCAAGCTGAAGCGCAGGCAAAAGCTGAGGCCGCTGAAAAATCTAAGGCTGATGCTGAATTAGCCGCGCAGGCTGCTAAGACGGAACAGGAAGCTAGGGCCGCCGCGCAAGCTAAGATGCTCGCTGATCTGCAAGCAAGGGAGGCTGAAGAAGCGGCAAAAGCTGCTGCTGAAAAACAGGCTGATGCTGAAAGGGCTGCCGCCGAAGCTCAGGCAAAAGCTATAGCTGACGCAGAGGCAAGGGCAAAGGCAGATGCAGAGGCTAAAGCTATAGCTGATGCAGAGGCAAAGGCTGACGCAGAAATGAAAGCTGCGGCTAAGGCTCAGGCCGATGCTGAAGCCGCAGCACAAGCCGCAAAAACAGAGCAAGAAGCCCAGGCGGCTGCCAAAGCGAAAGTTCTTGCTGATATGCAGGCGCAAGCTGCCGCCGACGCGCAGGCCAAAGCTCAAGCAGATGCAGAAGCCAAGGCCATAGCTGACGCAAAAGCCGTTGCCGACGCGCAAGCCAAAGCTATAGCTGATGCAGAGGCCAAGGCTATAGCTGATGCAAAAGCTAAGGCTGATGCTGAGGCCAAGGCCATAGCTGACGCAGAAGCAAAAGCTGCCGCCGACGCGCAGGCCAAAGCTATAGCGGACGCAGAGGCAAGGACAAAGGCAGACGCAGAAGCCAAAGCTATAGCTGATGCAGAGGCAAAGGCAAAAGCGGATGCAGAAGCGAAGGCCATGGCTGACGCAGAAGCCAAGGCAAAGGCAGATGCCGAAATTAAATCTATAGCTGATGCAAAAAATAAAGCCGATGCGGAAGCTGCGGCAAAAGCTGCGCTTGAAGCTGCAAATACTCTCCCAACAAGCGGCACTGGTTCAGTTACCGAAACAAAAACAGTTAGCGATGAAATAAAAAAGATATTAGATGGGTTGAATGGAAGCCAAGATTCCGTAGTTGGCGGTGGAGGCCAAGAGTCTACAGGTAACGGAAGTGTAGTTGGTCCTGTTGTTGCGCCGACCGGCAATGTTTCTCCTGCCGAGCCAACAACCTCGCCTACCGGACCTACTTCGCTGCCTACCGGCCCGACAGCCCTCCCAACTGGGCCAACAGCACTCCCAACTGGACCTACGGCACTGCCCACCGGACCTACTTCGCTACCTACCGGCCCCACTGCATTGCCTACTGGGCCGACAGCGCTCCCCACGGGGCCAACAGCACTGCCTACAGGCCCCACTGCACTTCCCACTGGCCCCACGGCTTTGCCAACCGGACCTACGGCACTGCCTACAGGTCCGACAGCCCTACCTACAGGTCCGACATCCCTGCCCACTGGTCCAACAGCATTGCCTACTGGCGCGACCGCCCCAACAGGCGAAATCGTCATTGTTATCCCGACAGGGCCAACCGGCCAGCCTACCGGGCCTACTGCACAACCAACAGGGCCAACTGGCTCTGAGCGCACTGCCTTAACCCTCACTGGTCGAGAGTATGTTGGTGGGGCGCCAAAGGAGTACACGGGCACGGAGCATCTGTTCTTCCGCCCGTTCTCTCGGCAGGTTTGGTCTGACACCGGGTTGCCGGTGGAGGCGAACCGAGGCGGATACTTTGATGCTGATCAGTATTTTGCGGATGGCGGGCTTGTTGCTCCTCAGAACTCGCCGGCCATGCCAACCGTGTCGGCCTTCCCGACGATGGCATTTACCGATGGGCAAGGTCCGGTCGGGGCTATAGCGCAGCCTCCCGGACTTATGCCCAGCGACGCCGTTGGCTTTGATGCCCCATATGCCTCGCCCATGGCGCCGTCGCCCGCAGCGGCTTCTCCAAGCATGTCCGTGTTGCAACAAACCTTGGGTTCGCGTAACACAAATGCGTCTCCGGCCCTTGCCCCTGTACCGCAAAACCCAAATGTAGGTTATGCTCTTGGCCAGTCGCCTCTGTCGCGCCTCAGAAATTCGTAAGGATTTACCATGGAAGATGAAGACAAGGGCGTAGAGCTTGAGATGGAGCCCGATAATAGCGACGTTGAGGAGAATGAGGACGGATCAGCCGTCATCACCCTCGACGAGCCGGATCAGGCCCAGAACGCCGAGTTCTATGTCAACCTCGCCGAGGACATGTCAAATTCTGACATGATGATGATCTCCAGCCAGCTTTTGGAGTTCATTGAGCGCGACAAGGAAGCCCGCTCGCTGCGCGACAAGCAGTACGAAGAAGGTATCAGGCGCACCGGACTTGGTGACGACGCACCTGGCGGCGCCGACTTTCAGGGCGCCTCCAAGGTTGTGCATCCCATGCTGACCGAGGCCTGCATCGACTTCTCGTCCCGCGTCATCAAGGAATTGTTTCCTTCCAGCGGCCCTGTAAAGCAATTCATCCCCGGAGAAGTAACCCACCCTAAGCTGGAGAAAGCCCAGCGCAAGGAAAAGTTCCTGAACTGGCAACTCACCCAGCAGATGGTCGAATTTCGGCCCGAACTGGAGCAAATGACGACCCAGATTCCCTTGGGCGGCGCTCAGTATATGAAGCTTGTCTGGGATGACCAGCGCAACCGCCCTCTGGCCGTGTTTGTCCCCATCGACGACGTGTATCTGCCCTACAGCGCCACAAGCTTTTACACCGCCGAGCGCAAGACGCATGTTCAGTACATCACGCGCCTTGAGTTTGAAAAGCGTGTTGGATCAGGCATTTACCGTGAAATCAGCCTGGTTTCTCCGCAAGAACCTGAGCTTACCGGCCCTGCAAAGGCCAACAACAAGATCGAGGGAAAAGAGCAAAACAACTATAACGAAGACGGTCTTCGCACTGTCTTTGAGGTAGCCTGTTATCTCGATTTTGAGGATAACTTTGGCCTTGCTCCCTATCTTGTAAGCATCGACCACACCACCCAAGAAGTGTTGTCGATCTACCGCAACTGGGATCCAGACGACGAGCAGCAGGAAGAACTTATCCACATGGTGGAGTGGCCTTTCGTTCCTTGGCGCGGGGCGTATCCGATCGGTCTCCCCCACATGATCGGTAGCCTGTCTGCTGCGGCGACAGGAGCGCTCCGCGCCCTTCTTGACTCTGCCCACATCAACAACTTCCCCGGCATGTTGAAGCTGAAGGGCGGCTCCCGTGGCGGTCAGTCAGATCGCATTGAGCCGACGCAGGTGACGGAGATTGAAGGCGGCGTCGGCGTTGATGACGTGCGCAAAATCGCCATGGCGGTTCCGTTCAACCCGCCGAACGCCGTCCTGTTTCAGCTTCTTGGTTTCGTTACCGAGGCGGCTAGGGGCGTTGTTCGCACCACCTATGAGAAGCTTCAGGACCAGAACCCGAACGTCCCTGTTGGCACTACGCTCGCCATGATTGAGCAGGGCATGACGGTGTTTTCGGCGATCCATGCCAGGCTGCACTACGCCATGGGCATGACGCTGAAGGTTCTGCACCGGCTTAACTCCAAGCACATCGACGACGAATATATTAAGCGCGTGACCGGCGAGGAAATGTGCAAGGCCAAGGATTTCCAAGGCCCGATGGACGTTGTCCCCGTATCTGATCCAAACATCTTCTCAGACGTACAGCGTGCGGCCCAGATGCAGGCGATCGTCCAGAGGGCGGCTGCGGCTCCGGCTCTGTACGACGCTCGCGCCGTTGAGGAGCGCTTCCTTGAAGGGATGAAAATCCCTGACTACAAGAGCCTCATGGCCAAGAAGCCTGAGCCGATCGAGCTCAACGCCGTCAATGAGAATTTGGCGCTGACGCTTGGCCGCCCGGTCGCCGCCTTCCCGATGCAGGACCATTTGGCCCATCTTCAGGTTCACCTAGACTTCCTGAAGAGCCCGATCTTTGGCATGAGCCAGTTGATTGGCCCGACCTACATTCCTGGCGTGCTCCAGCATATCAAGGAACACATGGTCTACTGGTATTCGCTCTACATGTATGAGCAGACCAGCAATGCCGTTGGCGTGCCTCTTGAGACCTTCCTTGGTGGTAAGGACAAGGACGTTTCTGCTGAACTTGACCGCACCCTAGCCATGGCGTCGCAGCGGTTCATGCCTGACATCCAAGCGTCCCTGCAAGGTATTCCGCCTGTTATCCAGCAGGCTCAGGAGTTCTTGCAGAAATTCAAGCCGCCTCAGCCTCAGGATCCCACGCAGGTTCTTATGGCTGAGACGCAGCGCAAATCTCAGTACGATCAGGCTCGCAACCAGATTGATCAGAGCAAGCTTCAGATTGAGCAAGCGAAGGTTTCCCGTGAAACACAGCTTGATCAGATCAAGATGCAAGAAAAGATGGCCGAACTTCAGGCCAAGATTGCAATGAACCGCGAAGACAACATGACCGCGAAAGAACTTGCTGTGTTTGAGGCCGAACATGGTGGGCGCTCTAATCTCTCCACTGGCCACGGTATCAATCCCGGAGTGTAAAATGGATAACTCTCTTCTTCCCCAGCATAAGCGTCTCGCCATGGGCATGTCTGTCAATAACGAGCCGTCTGGCTCGTCAAAGAACATGACCAATGACATGGTCACGCCGCACAAGTCTTACGGCATCCACAAGAATCTTTCTGGAAAGAACGACGCTCCCGCTAAAAGCGGACTTTCTTCCTTTGATGCAAAAAAATAGTCCTTGACTGGGGGACTATATGCTGGAAATCATCATAAAGAGGCTACTCGAGGAACAAAGTCGGGTAGCCCATGAAACTATGGAGCAGCCTGGCGACGGCTCATCTTTTGAGTACGGGCGCCGGTCTGGAAGATACGCCGGTCTGGGTCGCGCTATTGCGATCATAGAGGAGACCTTGGCAGAAGGAGAAGACGATGAGCATGGTAAACGACGCCAAGCTAGATCAGCATATGGTTGACTTGCAATGGTTTTTTCCCGAAATTAGCGCCGGTATGGAGCCATTCGGGTCTAGGATTCTGGTTCAGATCCGTGGGGTTAAGGAAAAAATCAACGAGTTCCTTTTCGTTCCTGAAGAGACCCAGAACATTCAGCGCGACAATACGCAGGTGGCTAAGGTCATCTCGATTGGGCCGCTCGTTTACAAGAGCCGTGACACGATGAAGGATTGGCCAGAAGGAGCTTGGTGCAAACCGGGCGATTTCATTTGGCTACCTAAGTATGGCGGTGATCGCTTTGAGGTTAATCTTCCAAAGCCGCTCCACCATGCGAAGTTTGGCAAGGTCGATAAGGTTCAGTTCGCCATTTTTGATGACCTGAACATCCTATCCCGCGTCCCCGATCCCCTCGTCATGCCGTTCTTTATGGGAGCCTGAGCCATGAACAGCACTGAAAAAGCTGAAATTCAAGAAGAAGAGCGCCTTGAGGCCGTCGAAGTGCCTGAAGAGGCTGATGATCACGAGGAAAATGACGCTGAAGACGAGCGACTTTCCGATTCTCGCAATGAAGAAGAGTCGGAAAAGCGAGAAGCCCGTCGAAATGAGCGCAAAAGACGCCGCGAAACTCAAAGATTTGCTCGTGACAAGAGCAAGGAAGAGCTCCAATGGCTCATGGAACAGAACAAGGCGCTCCAGCAGCGCCTTGAGGCCGTCGAGAGCCACGCTTTGGCCGCGCAGAAGGGTTCTTTGGACCAGAATTACAATTCTGCCCTCAATAGTGTCCGCGCAGCCGAGCAGGCGTTGGCAAAAGCCATTGAAGTCGGCGACGGCAACCGCGTTCCAGAGCTTTTGAGGCAGAGGGATCAGGCGATGGCCCAGGCAACTGAGCTAAATCGCATGAAAAATCAATTCTCTAACCAAGCCCCGGCTCAAAACTCCATAGTTAAGGAGCGGGCTGAGGAGTGGGCCGAAAAGAACCGCTGGTTCAACGCCAACAGCAATGATCCTGACTCTGCCGCCGCCAAAGCCATCGACGCCGGGCTTATTGCCGAAGGTTTTGATCCTTCCACAAAAAGGTACTGGAATGAGCTTGATCGGCGCATTTCAGAGCGCCTCCCGCACCGATTTGCAGATGATGAGGATTCGGACTATAATCCTCGCGAAAGGTCAGGAAGGCGCGGCCCTCCTGTAAGCGGATCGAGGGAAATAAGTTCTCCCGGCTCGCGTAAGGTATATCTCAGCCCTGAGCGCGTACAAGCGATGAAGGATGCTGGGTACTGGGATGATCCCGTTCTGAGGCAGCGCATGTTGAAGCGCTACGCAGATACGGATCGTGAACTGAAATCTGCGCGCTGAAGGAGCGAGCTATGAACCTTGGTAACGATGAACGATTCAAGAAAACCGCCGATCCGGCGCGTCGTAGCCGTGCGATGGATGATCGCGCAGTCACAGAGAACCGAGTGCTCTCCGACGATGACCGTATCCAAATGTTTCGAGACTCGTTTTATCAAAGCGCATTGCCAGACTTGCCTGAGATCCCCGGATACCATGTGTGCTGGCTGACTACGACCAATCCGCGCGACTCTGTTCAGGCGCGCTTCCGTCTCGGATACGAGCCGGTAAAGCCTGAAGAGGTTCCGGGTTGGGAATACGCAACCCTCAAGACCGGCGAATATGCTGGCCTTGTCGGCGTGAACGAGATGATTGCGGCGAAACTGCCCGAGCGTCTTTACTACCGGATCATGAGAGAGGCGCACCATGACGCGCCACTGCGTGAGGAGGAGAAAGTCACTACCGACATGGATTCTATGGAGGCTCGCGCTCGTGGCAGCAAGACAAAGGTGATGGAAGAAGACGGTATGTCTAGCCTGCGTGAAGCTGCGCCCAGTCCGATGTTCGAATAGGGCGTTCCCCTCACCTAGCAAAAGGAATCGAAGATGTCTTCGACCAATGCTCCCTTCGGTCTCCGTGCGGCTTATAGCCCGTCCGGGATCATTCGTGAAATGCAGGGCACAATCCTGTCTACTTATGCCGCTGACCTCTATACGGGCCAGCCTGTCAAGATGGGCACCGACGGCACGCTTCAGGCCGCTGCTGCTGGCGACGCTTTCATCGGCCTCTTCGCCGGTTGCCAGTATCTCCCCTCTGGCGCGCAGCGCCCGGTGATCTCGCCTTCGTGGCCTTCGGGCACGACCGCTACTGAGATCATCGCCTACTACACCATGGACCCTTATCTCGTTTACGAGATTCAGGCCGATGGTTCGGTCTCTCAGACCAATGTCGGCAATCAGTATAACTTCAGCGCCGCTGCTTCCAGCAACGGTCTGGGTTATTCGATTGCCACCCTCGGCGTCGGCACCGTTACTACCTCTGGTAACGCGCAGATGCGAGTCGTCGGTATTGCTAACGGCATTGATAATGCCTCTGGCGATGCTTTTACTGTCGTGCAGGTGCAGATCTCCAAGCATCAGTACGTCGCCACAATCGTCGCCTTCTGATAGGGAGTCCCCGTTATGGCAACACCAATGCGCAGTACGGACTTCCGGTCCATTGTCGAGCCCATCCTCAACGAGGCGTTCGACGGCGTTTACGATCAGCGCGCTGATGAGTGGAAGCAGGTTTTCCGTGAGGAAACCGGCATTCCGCGCAACTACCATGAAGAGCCCGTTCTGTTCGGGTTCGGGGCTGCCCCCGAGCTCCCCGACGGCACGGCGGTCACCTATCAGTCCGGTGGTGTGCTCTTCATCAAGCGTTACCAGTACAAGGTCTATGGCCTTGCCTTCGCTCTGACGAAGGTTCTTGTCGAGGACGGTGATCACATCCGTATCGGCCAGACCTACGCCAAGCACCTCGCCCAGTCGCTGGTCGAGACGAAGGAGACGCTGGCTGCGAACGTGCTGAACCGCGCGTTCAATGGCGCTTATGCGGGCGGTGACGGCAAGGCTCTTGTCGCAACCGATCACCCGATCATCAACGGCACCTTCTCGAACCAGCTTGCGACCGCCGCCGCGCTGTCGCAGACCTCGCTGGAGCAGATCCTCATTCAGGTCCGCAACGCTGTTGACAACAACGGCAAGCGCATCCGTCTGAACCCGAC